CCCGCGCAGACCGGCAGAGGTGATGAAGAACAGCGCCTCCGCCGCCTCCGTCGAAGACTTACCGAACTGCGGGCCGAGACGGGCGGCAGCCTCCTCCAGCGCCGCGATCTCATCGGCGGACACGCCGACCAGACCCTCGATCTTGGCGAACGAAGTCTCGAAGTCCGCAGCCGTCTTCACCGCGTAGCCGCCGATGGCGGCGAGCGGCATGGACACCTGACGGGTCAGCGTCCTCCCGACACTCGTCCCGACGCGCCCAATGAGTTGCATCTGCGCGCCGAGAACCTTGACGCGGTCAGAAGTGGTGTTGGCAACGGCAGCGAGTTTGCGGAGGTCACCCCACGACCTCTTGATGTTCCGCCCGTTATAGGCAACACCGATGTTGATTCTGACGGACATCGGGACTCCTACTGGCCGCTAGGTGGCTGTGCGGGAGTGAAAGTGTATGTCTTGCGCTTGCTGGCAGGACGGCGCGGACCGACAAGCCGCAACTTCTGGTTGAACCCCTCCACATACTTGACGACGACATTCTCAATGTCGCGCGGAACCATCTGACCACCGCGCATCTCATCCCATGCTCGCCAAATCAGGCGCTTCGACCGCCCATGACGACCACGAACCGCGCCAACCATTGCGACATTGGACTTCCCAGACCCCATCAGTTCGTAAACAGCACCGGCGGCGTTAGAGTTGCGAATAGCCCAAAGGCTCGTCCATCGGTCCGACGATCCGATGTTGACATTGTTGGCGAACTTGAATCCGCCCGGACCTGACCGGATGCCACGGGTCACCTTGCCCGTGTTCCACCGCAGACGGTCGTATTCCCATCGTTTCGCCCCGGACTTGCCCTGAATGGTCGCGTACTCGCCACGCGAACCGGGGCGGCGCGGCTGGTAGTTCCACCGCGACAGCGGCGCACCATTCGACACACCAGCCTTCTTGGCATACATCCGTGCGCGAAGCACGAACGGGTCGGTGATGTCTTTGATTTCCTTGTTCATCTCCTGCAACAGTTCAGGAGCGAACCGGCGCAGGTCGGAGATGGTCTGCCGGATGCCATCGACACGCACACCATTCAGGTCGCGTTCGAGAGCGCCAAGACCGTAGAAATCAGCCACGCTTCCGACCCTGCTTCTTCCCACGGTCGGACAGCACCTTCAGCATCGCCCGAAACACTTCAGGCGGAGCATCCAGCAGATCGTTGGGCGCGATCCCGGTCGCCACAGACATCTGGGCGACCAGCATCGTCATCCCTCCGGGGACAAAGGGTCCGCATCCGCCCCAACGACCTCAACCGACTCCACCGTGTCCAGCCAGCCGTCGAACGGCTTGACCGGCGGACCGCCAGCCTTCGCCGCGTCCGACGCGCACTTCCACGCCAGCCAGTAGAGATGCTCCATCTTCTGATCGGCAGCGAACGCCTTCGGCAGTCCGACCTTGAACTCGCGTTCGAACGCAACCTGCACCTTCGGGCCGACCGTGAAGTCGGACGACCCGGAGGTGGTGGTGACGCGCAGGTTTAGGCTGATCATCAGGCGGTCGCCCGAGTCACCGTGCCGCTCACCGGCCAAGTCACATCCGCCGTCAGGAGGTCACCGACGGTGCCGGACACCGGCGACCACTCCGTCAGGAGGACCGTGCCGGAATACTTGGGGTTCGTGCCGGACACCGAGGTGCCGTCGGCGTAGATGTCGAACGACGCGGTGCCGCCGACGAGCGGGGCGATGGTCGCGTCCACCGACGCGGCAGCGAAGTCCTGATGGAACGACAGGGTCAGCGACGAGTCCTCCAGCCCCGCGACACGGGTCCGGCCACCGTCACCGAAAGCGGTCGTCTCCACCTCATCGAAGGTCTGGTTGACCTCGACCTGCGCGACATGGTCCGACAGGTCAACCCCGCCCAGCACCACGCCCGCGTTCGTAAGCACGATGCGCGCCATTAGTTCTGCTCCTCCGGCTCGTCAGCCGGTGTCATCGGCACCGGGGGGACCGGCAGCCTCTTGGTCGTCTTGTCCGCAGCCGGGGACAGATGACCGCCCGCGACCAGCGCGTCAATGTTACACCCTGCGAGGTCGTCATCGGTCAGGACGCTGCCCGCATCCCACGCCAGACGATCCGAAATCACGGTCCACTTCATGCCACTACCTCCACATCGAACTCTGCGCCGAGGTACAGCACCTCGCCCACATTCACCGCAGCATAGTTCCGCATCTGCGTCACCCGAAGGGTGTCAACCACGCCGCCGAGGGTCCGGTCCGACTCCACCGCCGCCTTGATGGACCCCGACCCGGTGATGTAAGCGTCGAGGTTGTTCTGCGCCGCACGGTCGTCCGCACGCGCCACCAGCAGGATGATCGTGAAGTAGAAACGGTCCGCCCCCCGGACCATGTCGAGGTCGTAGTCGATGCGATCCGGCATGACGATGGCCTGCGGCGGACGGGGCGCGTCTGGCACGGTCGCGGAGGTTCGAAGGCCGGAGATGGAACCCATCGCGGACGCGAGTGCCGTGCGGATGTCCGAAACCGCCGCCATCAGATGTGGACCCGCCGGTACGGCTGAAGCAGCATCTGCACATCCGGGTCGGCCTTGAACGACACACGCATCGCGCCCATCTCACCGAACCCGGCCACACCGAGGGGCGAGTCGAACCGGGTGAACAGGCGTGCCGCCTGAATGATCGTCGCGGTCTTTACCGGGTTCGGAACCTCCGGCCAACCGAAGGTCGCCTCCACCCGGACCGTCGCACGCCCTTCCCACACCGGCCAGTAGCCGTCCTCTATGGGAACCAGCCGGGTGTAGGCCCAGTCGTTGTCGGACACCTGACGGTTCACCGGCTCCGGCTGGAAGTCCACATCGCGGAGCGTCACCGAGAAGGTCTGGTCGAGGTCTTCATCGATCTTCACCGACACGATGCTCGTCGCGTCGTCGATGGGGAGGGACTCCCACCTGCCGGACGGCACATAGTCGCGAGTGGCCGTGCCGGACGCGACCGTGAAGTCGCGCTGGCAATACTGGTCTACGAACCGGGACGCCGAGGTCAGCACCTGCTGAAGTGCCGTGTCGTCCACATTGTCCGTGATCCGCATCGCGGACTTCAGTTCGGACAGGGATGCGTAGTCAGCCATTCAGCGACCTCCGAAGCCGTCAGGATACACGGCGGCGCTTCCACGACCCAAGCACGACCGGCTCCCGGTCACCACGCCTGCCTCGCCAGCCTGCCCCGGTCCGTCACCACCTTCCGTGCGCCGTCGAACGGCACGGTGAACCGCTCCTGATAGGGCGACCCGCCCCACTTGTCGAAGTAGTACCTGCTGTTGTGCATGAAAGTGTCGTTGTTGCGTGCCGCCAGCCGGGGGGACGACCGGATGGTGGACGAGGTGTCGTGCGTCGCCCCCGACTCCAACTTGACATACGGCACCCCGGCCTGCCGCATCCGATGCTCGTAGTCCTTGTCCTCAAAATACATCGGGTGAAAGTTCTCATCGAACCAGCCGACCGCGTCCACGCAGGCCGTGTTCAGGGCGAACGCGCCGAACTCAAACACGGTCGCCAAATGCGCCGCCTCAGGCTGCATCGCGTCGTCCAGACGGGCGAGGTCACCGGCACCGAACACGATGTCGGCGTTCACGATCACCCACCACGGTCCTGCCGGACGGTGACGGATGATGTGATTCCACGATCCTCCGCAGCCGAGGTTGAAAGACGGCAGCGAATAGGACACCTTGCGGATGTTCGGGTTGACCTCCGCAGCCGCCCCGACCGCGTCCACCGTCGGACCCTTGTCCGTAGCGTTCACCACGACCAGCAGTTCGTCTACAGGGTGGTCTACCGAGCAGACCATGCGTGCCGCCAAGTCTTCACGGTTCAGGACCGGCACGCCCAGCAGCGGAATCACAGGACGGCATCCTCCACGATCTGCCGCAGCGTCCGGTGCGGGGTCCACTCCAGCAGGTCGATGGCCTTGGCCGCGTCGGGGAACTTCTCCGCCGCCTCCACGAACGCCGGACCGTGCAGTTCCTGCGGGTCCACCAGTTCCCACCGGCCCCCGTGAACATCCACGAACAGGTCGGCAAGGTCCGTCATGCTGATCCGGTTGTTCGGATTCCCGAGGTTCCACAGGCCCGCGTTGCCGTGCTGGTAGACGGCCCACATGCCGTCCACGATGTCGTGGACATGCGTCATGGCACGCCGCTGGCTGCCGGGGGCGTAGACGGTGAGGGGCTGGCCGGTGCGGCCCTGCTCCGCCCACCGGGGCAGCACGAACCCGCCGCCGGGACGCTGACCCGGACCGGCCACATTGAACGGACGGATGATCCGAGCGTCCAGACCGGCGGTGTTTCGCATCATCACCTCGACGGCCAACTTCGCCGTCTGATACTCCAGCCGTGCCGACATGTTCGGTGACACCCGGCACTCCATGTCCTCCGCGCACAGGCCCGACTCGCCGCCGCCGTACACCTCGCTGGTCGAAACATGGATGAGCGGAACCCCGCACTCCAGCGCCATGTTCAGGCAGTTCGACGCGCCCCGGAACACCTCCCCGGTGATACGGCCCGCCTCCGACATCACCCCGACCGGACCGACCGGGCTGGCGAGATGCCAGATGCCCGCGAACGGCTCGTCCGACCACCAGTATCCGATGTCCACCACCGCGACCTCGACATCGTCGCGCCATGCGCCCTGCGAACGGTGGTCGTCCACGATCAGGACATCCTCGCCCTCCGCAAGCAGAAGGTCTACGAGATGCTGCCCGATGAACCCAAGTCCTCCGGTGACCAGATGCCTCATGCTTCCTCCAGCAGCGGGAACCAGTCCCGCTTGATGACCGTCTCCGCCGAATACTCCTTGGCCTTGTCCACGCACACCTGCGAAGGCCCACGGGGCGTGTTGTACGCCGCCTCCAGCGCCTCCACGATAGGCAGGATGTGGGGGCGGAACCAGAACGCCGACTGCATCGGGTTCCACTCCGGCTGGCCGTCCACCGCCCAGCAGTCGTCCGCCAGCAGTTCCGGTGTCGCCGCAGCGTTCGACCCGATCACCCGCGTGCCGCACGCCTGCGCCTCTACGGTCGGAATGCCGAACCCCTCGCCCATGCTGACCGCCAGCAGCACATCCGCCCGCGAATACATCGCCGCCAGATCCTTGTCCGTGTACCCGGCCATCCGGTAGGCGTAGGCGTTCGGCGCGTGAATACGGTCCTTCGGCAG